GCTACTGCTACTGGGCCACCCATTGCTACTGCATTTGCTACTCCAGTCGTTACTTCCTTGCCTTCAAATTTATTTAGGAGGTCAGCAACAAGGCTTTGCACATCTTCAGATTGTGAGTTTATGTTAGCACCTAATTCTTCAGACAGTTTACGGAGAGCCTCCTCTGATCCGCCTTCTGCATCTGCTAGAAGATAGTCAGTTATTTCTTCTAGCAAGTCTTCAATAGGTTGTCTAGCATTATTATAGGCACTACGTCCAAAACGATTTATCTGTGCCTTAGTCTGGCCCTCGAATGTAAAATCTTTATCTAAGTAATCTTGCGTCAATGTATACCATTGATCTACTACTGGATTAGTATACTTACCTGTGAGGTAGTTATAGTTTGACTGGTTTCTATCGGAGTCAGGCACAACTATACCTTCAATTTGACTTGTAAAGTTATCCTCTACCGCAACAGTGGGTGCCTCTGCAGCAGCTAGTGTCGGGTCCATCAAGTCTAAGTCTGATACTTTTGACAAGTCTTCAGCAGGAAATATTGAACCTCCTACATTTTGAATTTTATTTGGTTTAGCGTTGGGGCCAACTGGCTCTGGCAGGAAACTCGCAAACATGCCATTTAATAGAAAGAAATTATCGCCAGACGCCTCAGCCTCAGCTTCAGTTTCATATGAATTAAGCTCATCTATTGGAGGAACAACAATACTACCCATTCCTTCAAATAATTTTATAGCCCTTGCTCTCTTTTTCACTATCAGATCTTGTTTCGCAATCTTCTGCTCAGCAAAAAAGTCAGGTAATTCTATATTGAAGACAGGGTTATTTAATAAGCCACCCCCTGTTAGATCATTGTAATCTAGAATCTTGCTTTTTATGGTAGGCACCAGCCTTACCATTGTCGCGTAGTCATCCTTAGAAATTGCAAGCTCTAATTCTTGGTAACGCTTGTATGCATCTGTACCTGCCCCTAAATTT